TCGAAGCTCTTGATCCCCGCCACTACCAGGTCGCGCTCGCTGGCGTCAAGCTCCTCCCGACCTCGGCCGCCAGGTAACAAAATAGGTGACCTGGTCCTGCCTCCAGTGAGGAAGCTTTCTCCGATAACAAAATTCCATGACTTATTGGCGTGGCACGGGCGAGGACGCCCGCGCATCGTTGACAGGCAGGGACGCCTGTCCCACCTGTGCTGAGCATGTTTGATCGCTCGGGGGTGAAAGTCCCCTACCAACCTGATGGAGGTGAAGGGTAGCAAGACGCAAGGGCGTTACCAACCGCGAGGTTGGGTCTGAAGGAAGCGTGGAGCAAACGCACGAGCCAATGTACAAGAACCGGATTCGAGGCGGACGGGCGCGGGACGAGCGGGCGTGGGATTCGCGAAGTCCATATCCATCAAGCGCGCCCCACGTAAACTCCGGTGGTTGTGTGCGGAAAGCGGTCAAACTTACCTCAGGAGGTCTGCGGCGTTGTCGCCCGTGTGCTTTATGGTCCGACTGGCGACTGGGAGGAGAGCCACCGAACGCGGCGCAGAAGTCAGCAGAGGGCATAGTAGGTCTGGGCGAGGCAGCCGCCCGTAGAGGTCAGGACCGTAGCGCAGGCTGAAGGCCCGAACGGCACGTAGACGTGAAAGAGGAGTGGCGAGTAGGGCGCACGACTCATGAGCGATGAGCGGCAGAATCTCCAGCTAGAGCTGGCCTTGCACGGTGCAGGCGAGGGTGAAGCCCAGACCAGCCGGGAGCAAGGGACCGAGTCGCGGGTGGTGAAGGGCGTAACCGAAAACCCGGCAACCGAGCGGCTGATGGAGGAAGTATGTGAAGCGAGCAACCTGAGGAAGGCATTGCAGCGAGTGAAGGCCAATCGGGGAGCGCCCGGAGTGGATGGGATGACGGTGGAGGGGTTGGCGGTGTACTTCGGGCAGCACGAAGCGGAATTACGCGAGCAACTGCTCGGCGGCATCTATCAGCCGCAGCCAGTGAGGCGAGTCGAAATCGAGAAGCCAGACGGTGGCATGCGCAAGTTAGGCATTCCCACCGCACTCGACCGGCTCGTGCACCAGGCGGTGCTGCAGGTGCTGCAGCCGCACTTTGAACCGCACTTCTCCGAGCACAGTTTTGGCTTTCGGCCCGGACGTTCGGCGCGCCAGGCGGTAAGCCGCGCGCAGAGCCTGATTGCGGGCGGCCGCAGCTGGGTCGTGGATTTGGATTTGGAGAAATTTTTCGACCGAGTCAATCACGACCGGCTTATGGCACGGATAGCCAAAACCATCGCCGACAAGCGAGTGCTCCGACTCACGCGCCGCTTTCTCAATGCGGGCGTGCTGGAGAATGGGCTGGTGGAGGTAATCGACGAGGGTACCCCGCAGGGTAGCCCGCTCTCGCCGCTGCTGTCCAACATCGTGCTCGACGAGTTGGACCAGGAGTTAGAGCGGCGCGGGCACCAGTTCGCGCGCTATGCGGATGATTGCAACATCTACGTGGCCAGCGAACGGGCGGGCCAGCGGGTAATGGCGAGCATCAGCAGCTTCATTAGCAAACGGCTGAAGCTCAAAGTTAACGCTGACAAGAGTGCGGTGGGGCGGCCGTGGGAACGCAAGTTCTTGGGCTTTCGCATCACTGCCGACCAGCCGCCTAAGCGCACCATCGCGCCCAAGGCAATTACGCGGTTCAAAGGCCGCGTGCGCGAGCTAACCCGGCGCGCACGCGGAATGAGTTTCCCGACGGTGGTGGAGGACCTCAAGCCCTATCTGCGTGGGTGGGGCAACTACTTCGGCTGGTGCCAGACCCCGCAGGTGCTGCGCGCTTTGGATAAATGGGTCAGGCGGCGGTTACGCTGTTACCGCTGGGCTCAATTCCAACACCCAAAGCGGCGTCACCAGGAACTGCGCAAACGGGGAGTGCCCGAGCGGTTGGTAGCGCTCAGCGGCAGTTCTACCGGGGCTTGGCGCGCCAGCACCTCCAAGGCCATTAACTTCGCGTTCCCCAATGCCTACTTTGACGAACTCGGTCTTCCCCGTCTGGCGCCACGGCTGCTTAACCCGCCGAACCGCCGTATACGGAACCGTACGTACGGTGGTGTGGGAGGGGCGGAGTCGTGAGGCTCCCCCCTATCCCGGTTAATTTCCAGCTACCCGACTCTGATGCCGCCAATCACGCGCACTGCGCAAAATGTAGAAACTCCCGCCACAGGCTGTTGCCTGTGCTGAACGGGTGACAGTGTCACCCGTTTAATGCTCTTGCCGATGGCTTTACGCTTGAGGCTGTGGCGTTGCCAGCCACGCCGGACCGTCGCCGTCACTTTCGGCTTCCCGTGTGGTCAGCACCGCTCGTGACTATTTGTCATCTGCAAGCAGCATTCGGCTACGGAGACTAAACAACCTTGGACGACAGAACTCACTTCGAGAAGACTCGCCTGGAAACCGCCCGCTTATTGATTCTGCGCGCACTCTATGCCGCGCGCCCAATCGAGGCCGGCGAAACCATCGTGCTGCGCATCCTGAACGATTTCCATTTCAACTATACGCTCGACGATGTGCGCCGCGAACTCGACTACCTGCGTTCGCTCGGACTAGCCGAAGCCGGTCAAGACGAAGGCCTGGGATGGTGGGCACGTCCGACCGCACTCGGAGTCGCAGTGGTCGAACACAACGCGCCAGTTCCTGCGGGGGTCGCACACGCGACCAACTCAGCACTCTCGCGCTCTCCCACCAAGGAACGCACGAGCGGCAGGAGTGAACGCTGATGCCGGCGCGCTCAAAGGTGGCGATGTTGCCGGGAGAGGTGCGGACTGAATTGGAGCGGCGCATCGTGGAAAGGGCGTTCAGCGGCTATCAGGATCTCGCCGAATGGCTCCAGGCGCAGGGCTGTCATATCGCCCACGATAGCGTTCAACGCCACGGTTCGCGGCTGCAGCAGAGAATCGAGGCGATGCAACGCCTTACCCACGAGGCCCAAGCCATTACCGCCGCCGCCCATCAGGGTGACGACACTGTCGTTGACGTCACGATCCAGTTAATCCAGCAGAGAGTGCTTGCGATGCTGCTCGATTCTGAGCGCAGCGAAGGAGCCGGTAGCGCAGACGCGCCTGCCTGCGCACCTTCGGCGGGGCCGGGCGGGGAGCGCAGTAACCCAGACGTCGCTGCCGGTGCACCCCTTTCCGACGATTGCGCAGGGGCGCTCGCACTGCCCGACCTGGTCCGCATGACGCGCATCGTGGCCGATCTCAGCAGGGTCACCATCGCCCGGCAACGACGGGCTGAGGAAGCCAGTGCGCGGCTCGAGCAACGGGAACACGAACGGCATCGTGAAAGCGAGGGCAAGGGTCTTTCAGAAGAAGCCTACAACGCCATCCGCAACACGTTGCTCGGCATCAATCCGTACGCGCCCGATCCTCAGCGCCGCGATGGAGCGACTAGCGCACGTGGCCCCGCTTACGGACCTTTCTCGGAAGGGCGGGGAGAGGAGCGCGGCGAGGGATGCAGTGACGCAAGCGTCCCTCCCTGTGCACCTTATTCGCCGGAGCCGCGCGGGGAGCACAGCGAAGGATCGTCGACGCAGCAAGACGCAAATAGCCGCAGCTCTACACCGAAAAAAGATTCTGCGCCGGTTGACGCAGATGCCGCAGCCGCGCTCCTCCATAAAGGCTGAACGCTGACCGCCGAGTGCGAAAGGAGTCTAAATCGACCACACGCTGCGAGGTTCATAGAAGCTCTGAGGCCGATCCCCTGTGCCACGGCGCCGCGATATTCTCAAAATGTCTTATGAAGCTTCACTAGAGTCGATCCTTCTGCCCTACCAGCGCGATTGGCTGACCGATCGGGCTCCGGTCAAGGTTTACGAAAAATCCCGCCGCATCGGCATCACCTGGACCGAATCCGCTGACGCCGCGCTCAACGCAGCCAAGCGCGACGGCATGGATTGGTGGTACATCGGCTACAACAAGGATATGGCGCTGGAGTTCGTCGAAGCCGCCGCCGGATGGGCCCGGCGTTTCAACCACGCCGTGCGCGCCGTCGAACAAATCGCGGTCAAGGATGAGGACAAGGATATCCTCGCCTACCGCATCCGTTTCGCTTCGGGTCACAAAATCGTCGCGTTGTCGTCGCG